ACATAGATCCGTTCAGATTGAGTTGGATCTGTATTTATTTTGTCTGTGCAGAGTGTAATAAAATCATTGCTATTTGTTGATCCAATTGTAACTGCACCAGGAAACCCATTTGCAGGTCCACCCACCACACCATCTGTGCCAATATAACCAATTCCTAATGTGGTAGAAGCATTATTATTGTAGGCAAAGACAGCATTCCCTGCATCTGCATCTGCAGAATTAACTGCAATATCATAAGTGGAATTTGTGGAATTCACATCAGATACAATTGTGCTTGAAGAATTAAATGCAATTGGATTATTAATATCCACCTGGACGGTTTTCATCACATACGGTGAAGAAGATGTATCCAGATAAACCAGGGTGGGATTTGGACCAAGAGAAACGCACCTGGGATTAATTGCAGTTGCATCTATCAAAGTAGTGGATTGAAAAACTGCACCAGAGGTGGCATCAATCACTGAAGCATAAACACCTTGTAATGCACCAGAAACTGGGTTGTATTGTTCCCAGGCGTACAGGGTGAGTCCTGAAGCAATACAGCTGTCCTGGTTCTTTGCTTCAGAGGTGTTACGGACCACATCATCAGAGTCAATTTTCACACTCTGGAATCCTCCCATATCGGTCCAGCGTGTAACACCAGAAGAGTAGCTGTAAAGTTTGGAACCAGAAAACTCCAGTAACTCATCCTGGAAAGATGTTAGACCATCACCAGAAGATAGTAGTGCTGTTGTGCCAGAAACTTTCTGAGATATTGCAGAATAGCCCAGGCGTTTGGAAATCTGGCTACCTACAGTGTATCTACCGTTTTTCAGGTCCGTTAATTTGGGAGTGAGTTTGGAATCATTTTTGGTATCCAGGCCAGCTACAATGTCAACTGGAACGAGAGTTTTTTGGAGTGGCATTATTACTTTCCTTCATGTCGATTAAACATTGACGATACCCAATTAAACGCTGCTGGCGGGTTGCTAATTCATTAATAGTTGTGGATATTGATTCTAGTTCCTGGTCCGCTGCCTTGATCTGCTCATCCAGGTTTATTTTATTCATTTACTCCGGTTTCTCAGGCCATGTTACATTTATTAAACTTCCGTCATCATCAATTTTGGGTGATGATGAAGATGGGAAATCTCTTAAAGCCTGTCTATAATCTTTCCAATCTTGACTCATTGCAGGAGCATCCTGTCCTGCCATCCAATCTGTTTCTGCTAATAAATTATTTCTATGAAATCTTAATTGTTCATTTGCATCAACCACATAAGGTTCAAAAGAAGGTAAACCACCATCTTCAGGAAATACTATTTTGCCACCAACATTGCTTTGCTTATCAAATAAATCAGCGTGTAATTCAGCAGTCATTTCTTTTGCATCTGCAGGAATTGATGTACTGATTGTACTATCGTAAAATCCTTTTGTAGAAGTTGAGTAATAAATCATACATACCCCCATACATAAAAGAAAATGTATGATGTTCCAGCCGATCCTCCTGTCATCGTGTAGTGACAACTTATACCTGAGGTGGATGGCCCTCCGTTAGTATCAACATACCCATGACGATCCCCATTATCTAACACATAGGGAATTGCACCATAAACTGTTGAAAAAGCTGTAGGCCAAGAAATACTTTTATTACCGGTAGAATTACCTGTGCTTAAATAGGTTTTTTGAATCATAAATCCATCATCGAAAACCATTTTGAACTCAGTTGACCAAGTACTATTACCAGTAGTAGATGTTGGCCTATGAAAATCTTTACCAATTATTCCCGATATACTAAACGGATCTTTTCCAATTATTCCACTCATGGTTTCTCCTATGTCCAGTCTTGGTCAATGTAATTAATCCAAATATCTATTGGATCAGAACCATTAGGTGTGAATCGTATTTTTGATGTATTACTATAAAGTACGATCTTATCATTCCAGACAAACGTAGCATTATTTTCCAAAGGTTGTGCAACTAATAACATTGCATAATTAGTCCCACTATTCCTAGATAACTCCACTTTAAAATTAGTACTTGAGCCATGGTCGTTATGGACAAAAAAACTTAATATTGTATAAATATGATTTGCAACAGGAGTAAAAGTGTCAGCCGATGTTGTCCCAATCATCGAATGATTATTTAAAAATTCACTCCCGGAACCCGATGGTAGCGGCATATTAAACTCCTAATGTAAGTGCTTGATGTGTACTTGATTGCATGAATGCTCCTTTTTGTTTAACTTTTGAATTTGTGTCAGTCTCTAAGCCACCATTGGCTGTTATTAATCCAGTTGCAGTTGTGGTAGAACTATTAGTAACTGCTCCAGTATGTGTAGTTGTTGAACTATTAGTAACTGTACCAGAGTGAATGACATTACCAGTAAACGTGCCACCTGTTGCAGGGACTGTATCTGCTGGACTGAACGTAGACAAGGCAATAATCTCAACAACATCTCCTGCTGCTAATGCCGCTAAACCAGTTATAGTGCTTCCATTAGTGGCAGTAAAATCAGTACCCATAACAAGCTTTACACCATTAAGGTACAAACTAAGCTGATTAACAACATAGTTGATTAAAACTCCGTCGTCGTCTGCCGTTATGGAGGTTTCCGACCCACTTGATGTGAAAATAAACCTCTCGGCTTCTCCCAATCCCGGTTCTTGACCAATATATGCCATATTTTCAGTTAGTTAGGGTTTTGGATACTTAGCTTTAATGGGGTCAACCATTTCTGATTTCCACTTAGTTAGCCCATCATCATAAATTTTATTGAGCTGCGTACCCCAATCTGGGTATTCTGCTTGGCGTTTTCTGGAATATGCTAATGCATCGTACTCAGCTTGGAGACGAGTTACTTCGGCTTGTATTTCTGCTTCTGTTGGAGGAGTCTGACTATCATGGTAAACTATCTTTTCACCAGTCCATGTTACTTGTCCACCAACCAAACTTAATACAGCATCAAATTTACTAGGATTATTTTCCATTTTTCCTTTCTTAAAATTTTTGATTATACTGCTATTTCTTCCAATACAAGTATAAGAACAGACGTGCCTGCTCCTACTTGTAAGGTATTTGATGATACTTTGATACGTAAACTATATGTTATTGTTTTCCCCGCAGCTTGGGCAGGTTCATCCATATAGTCTATGTGCATACCATTCCAAGAATTTGCTCTATAATTATACATCCCATAGTCAGCACCAGAAATTTCATTTGTAGTGGCTCCACCAGTAATTGCACGTTTAAAGTCTAAAAACCCATCACCCCCATTTGGATGGCACATATTACAGAAGAAAGAGACTTTTATTTTAGAATTTAATTTGTGTGTCACTATGGCTTTAGTAATTGCTGTATCAACAAAACTTGTGGATGTGGTAGAGAGGGCAGTTGCAGTCTTATAAAATTGAGTCTGAATCACATGACCAGCAGGAAATGTAATTCCTGAACTTAAAGTCCCTGCCGTTGCAGTACCTATATTATTTGCTGTTCCAGACAAGGTTGCATTCTCTGCAAATGTCGTTGTTCCAGTTGCTCCAACTGTTATAGCTGGTGAAGCATCTGACCCTTGCAAGACTAGATTGTCAGCAGAGGATTTGATTATTAGGTTTGCCATAAGTTATCCTTTCGGGAATTTAGTTTTATAATATACCTAATTTAGTTCCATTAAATATTGTTCCTCTATTTGGGACATTATTCATGTGTACCATTGGAATAGAAAAAAAGTCTGTGTGTGCTGCTAGAGCAGCATTAGTTGTTGTGTTAGTTTGCACTCTTACTTCTATCACGTCTCCAGCACTAACACTTGCAATTGTGGATAATTTACCCCTTACTACAGCAATATCATTACCACCATATCTTTGGGAATCCTCCTCTAAGGCTGTAGAACCATTAAATAACATTACTTGGTATCCTCTTATAATTGAATCAGTATCACTACCAATTAATACTCCGACATTAAATAACCAGATTCCTCCCTGACCTGTAGGTATTACATACTTATACTGATTTCCCCCAGATGTCTGGAATCCAGAGTGAGTATCAAAAGTAGTATTACTAAACTGAATAATACTATATCCAGTAGCACTCGTAACCTGTTCATGTAACCCAGTCTGTTTGGTAGCTAAATAAGCAAAAAAACCACAAGCTCTGTGACCTACTTCACTCCCAAGTTCACCTGTCATTCCTGTAACAGAAGTTCTATGTGTATCTGTATCCTGTAAAAGATTGCCAGCTTCAAGTGTACCTGAACCTGTTATTGTTCTTTCTGTGCTGTCCTGCGTTATTACTATGTCTTCATCGGCTATTGAGCCTAGTGCTAAGTGTCCTGTTACGTTTACATCTCCTGTCAGGGTATAGGAGTCGTTGAGATACATACGTTCAGTTGAGTATGTACCTGAGAGATTCTGTGTCGTAGCTTTATTCTCAAGGAAACCTAGCTCATTCTGAAAGTCTACAGCTCCATCTACGATTTTGGCGGCTGTTATGGAGTCGTCTGGTATGTCAGCACTGGTTAAAGCGGCTGAGGCTCCTCTGCGACCTAAGTAACTCATGTAATCTCCAGATAAGATAGAACAGCATTCATAGAGTCAGCCGTATTGCT